GGTAAAGTCGATGACTGCACATCGGGAGTGGAGAGGTTCAATGATTTTGTTTTTGTAGTTGCAGGTGAAGATGAATCGGCAGTTGTTATAAAATGCCTCAATATTTGCCCGTAGTAAGAGTTGAACATCACTACCGGTATTGTCTGCTTCGTCAATAATAATTACTTTGTGCCGACCATTTCCTTGAAGTGATACAGTAGAAGCAAAGTTCTTTGCTTGGTTCCTAACAGTATCCAAAAAACGACCTTCATCAGACCCATTAATTACATAATAATCTGCACCAAGTTGTTCACATAGTGCTTTCGCAATAGTAGTTTTTCCAATACCAGGAGGACCAGAAAGAAGAAGGTTAGGAATTTCTCCCTTTTCAATAAAATCCAAAAAAGTTTTTTTAGTGTCCTCTGGAAGGATACAATCTTCTACCTTTTTTGGTCTCCACTTTTCCACCCACAAAAAATTGTCACTCATTAATAAACTCCATTCAATACATTCCAAATACTTCTTTGACTTTTTCCCATAATATCAGCAATTTGTCTTTGAGACAAACCTTGATGAGAAAGGTTGGTGATTTCTTCTTTTACTTTATCCTCCATTTGGACTACTGCTTTTCTTGGATTTACTCTTCCAACTTGAGACCTTCTTGTGTTTTCTGAACGAGGCAACCATCTTAAGTTTTCTACTCTGTTGTTGGTTTTGTTTTCATCAATATGGTCTATACACCAATCTCTACCTTTTGGTCTTGGTTCCCCCCAACATTCTACCACAAGTTGATGTAGTCGTTTTTCACGAACTACAACATAACCATCTCTTTTATCAACTCTTCCAATAGGTTTTACATTCAGAATTTTACCACAAGCACTCACATAAATGTCTGGATAGGTTTTTGATTGTTTGTATGTAATTCCGTTGAGTTCCATTAGAAGAGTAATAACTATTATTATTTATAACCAAACGACATTTAGTGTAGTTTGGAATAAACCTCACAATCTCTTGGTTCTACATAAGGTTCTTCACAACCAGTATAAGCAAATAATTTATCATTCATTTTATACCATTCTTGGTTGAGAACCCACCAAAAACTTACAAAAACTCCATCACAATATATAAATCCTTCATCAAGAACTTCATTTACCCAAATGTTAGTTTCTACTGGAATAGACATCCAAGTTTTCCAGTGCTCTATAATTAGTTTAGTAAAGTTCATAATCAAATCCAATCAGGTTTTCTCTGGGGCATACGAAGATAATTTTCAGACACCCAAGATTTGGATGCAATATATCTTCTGTATGCTTCAAATGTATCAATAGTTTCGTCATACTTCCATTCCTCAGGCATAGCACGAACAAATGGAGTCACTTCTGTAATTTTTCCTTTAGGAAACAAATAATATGCATCCACAAGAGTTTTATAACAGGAGTGAGTTTTATTATACCGAAGGCAGTATTCATCAGACAAGTTCAATCCCCACTTGATTAACCAGTAGGCATTATGGATGCTCTCCAGTGCCCACTTGGTACAGGGATGATTACGGAATGCTCCTTTCTCGGTCTTGTAGGGGGTTCCGTCTGCTTTAGGAAGAGTTCCATACCCGTTCCCCCACTTCTCAGATGCTACGATAGAGAGCATCTGACAGCACTCTAAGGGCATTTTTACAACATGCTTATCGGGGAGGCAAATTGCACTCTCAGCAGGCCAAGGAGAAGTGACGAAAATGTTCATCAACCAAAAGTAGAATCAGGTTCCAGAGCAATATGATAAGTCACATCAAAAGATGTATTCTTGAATCGTGACAGAAGTTTGCTTGAAATCACCACTTCATAATTACCAGGAAGAATTTTAATATTTTCTACCTTGAAGTTGAAAGAGAACACTTCATCAGTTTCTCCAACAACCACAGAGAAATCATTGGAAGTATCGTTTTTCTTATCACGAACAACCAATTTTACCACACCTGCTTCACCAACCACAGACAGGTCAGGAAGTTGATAAACAGCAGCAGCCTTAAGCAGTTTATCAAGTTCTTTGGTATCAAGAAGGAAACAAACATCTTCAGACGGAAGAGAAATTTCTTTGTCGGGTGGCGTGATAATTACGTTAGGGTCGGCAAAGAAGTACTTAGAACGAGACTTGCCTTCTTTGATAACCACATAACCATCGTTTTTAAAATCTAGTTCAGCATTCTGATGAAGATTCAAACCATTCAGAAACTGGTTGAGATCGTAGATTCCAAAATCCTTAGGTAGTTCTTCTTCAATGGTTGCCTCTGCAAGAATGTTTTTCATCACACTAATTGTTCGCAGTGTACTTCCTTCCTTAAAAAGGATAGATTGATTAATAGAAGAAAAGTTCTTGAGAAGAGTGAGAGTTTTATCAGAAAGTTTCATAATCAATAAGGAAAATCAGTAGTAGTGTTTTTGTGAAGGCCTGCAAAGTGATACAAAAGAATGCAATAATGAATTGCTTTCAAAATATCCATCTTTGATTTACCATTCTTTTTACCAAAGCGAGAGAGATACTTGATTGCATTTGAGCGAGTAAATGCTTCCGAATCACCAATACTCTCAATCAAATCAAGAGTTTGAGTTTTGGACTGTTCGGATGTATAGTGAGAATGATAAGTGCTAGAAAGATATTGCTCAATCTCTTTCAAAGTTTTGTCTTCTTCATATTTCCAGAATCCGTTTTTATTCGTATCTTTGTGAGTATTCACAAAACTGTACGGTGAGATAATATCATCTCCATATAGATTATATGAAGAGAAAGTTATGGTATCAGTCGAACCAGTCTCAAAGTTTTTAGACATTTTATTTCACAGTAAAAGGACGAAAAAGGAGGCACTTTTTACCTCCTCATATTCTATCAAATTTGGGCAGGATAGTCAACGTATTCTACAGTCAGTTCAGGTTGTGAAGGCATCTGGAAATCAGCATCTACCTTATCATACAGTTCAAGGAATGCTTGCTTGGTTTCATCATCAAAGCGGTTCACACACACTTGAATTGCTTTTGCTTTATCTTGGAAGATACTGTAGGCACGGATAATGTGAACCAGTCGTCGTGTGCTGATAATTTCCTCAATACCACCATCATAGAAGGTCTTGCGGATGATATCGCCCCAATCAACCAAACGCTTGCAGAAGTCACGATCTTCCACACCAAGATCCAGCGCAACCCCCTCAAGGATTTTTTGTTCAGTTGCAGGGTTGGGATAAGACTGCTCAAAAGTCACAGGGAAACGCTCCAGGAATGCCTCATTGAGCACATTGGTGCCGATGAACCTACCGTCGTCAGAACCCTTGCCCTTAGTGTTCGCAGTAGCGATCACATTGAATCCAGCAGCAGGTTTCACCCAACGACCAATCTTTTTCAGGAATACACCTTTGCCTTCAAGGATGGATTGGAGACACAGAATCTTGTTGCTAGCGAGGTCGATTTCGTCAAGAAGCAAGATTGCTCCTCGCTCCAGTGCCTCAATAACGGGACCGTTGTGCCAAGCAGTATTCCCATCAACAAGGCGGAAACCCCCGATAAGGTCGTCTTCATCAGTTTCGATAGTAATATTTACACGAATCAGTTCACGCTTAAGTTGAGCACACGCTTGCTCCACCGAGAACGTTTTACCATTACCCGAAAGACCCGTAATGAACGTAGGATAAAAGAGACGGGACTGAATAATTTTTTTAACGTCAGTAAAGTTACCAAACTTGACGAAGGTATCATCTTTATCAGGAATGAGATTTTGTTCTACGGCGGGGAGAGCAGCAGGTGCTTGAAAAGTACGTTCGATTTCTTCCACCTTTTGTTGAGTTACTTCAAGATTCCACTTACCGCGACCAACTTTGAATTGATCTAGTTTCTTGGCGACAGTTTGATAATTAGAATCATTCAGAGCACACCAAGCGCGAATATCCGCACCAGTCACACTATTTCCGTAGAGTGCTTGGAGAGAAGTGCGGATGTAGTCAGAAGAGAGTGTCATGTGGGTTTCGTTTCAACTTAGTCATTATAAAAGAAAAAAGAGGTCACAATGAGCTCCAGTGGTCAGTTTGCCAACTGGTTCTTGAGTTCCTCAAGGTAATCGGCACTAGCAATATGTCCTGTATATCCAGGATAATATTTTTTCACGAGTGCTGGAATACCAATAGCAGTTGTGCTGCTATTGCATTTAATCCAGATTTCTTTAGTGTCGTATTTAACAACGTGCTCAAATGGAAATTTAGTTTTCATTTTAATTCATAATCAGGATACTTTTCTCTAACCTTATCCCTAAATCGTCCATTAAATGTTGGAGGATTTAACTCTCTTTTTTGAGTGATAATCTTATTGAGATGATCGATATTCAAAAGTTTATCAATGTTGTCAGATTTTTTCATGATTTTTTATTTAAATTGCATTTTCTTTTTACCAACTATAGTAGCACCTTCACCAGGTTTCAGTGATTTGTTTGCATCTTTAGTTGAAAGTTTACCTTGGTCATACTTTTTACCTAATTTTGGATCAGCATCAGATCTGCGAGAAGTACCTAACCAAGAAGCTTTAGAATCATTTCCAGGTTTTTGTTTAATAAGAACGCTATCTTGATCATCCTTTTTAGAATCTGATTTTTGATTTCTCTTATGCTTGAGTCCACCTTCCTGACCAAGTTTAGTTACGGTTTTTTTAAACTTTCTCTTACCTTGTTTACCAGAACCAACTACAAATGATTTTTCTGTTTGCTCCCCATGATCTTTTTCATGATACGCTCCCTTAACCTTTGTTGGACCAGGAAGTCCAGCACCGCGAATTCGTTTAACAAGGGTATTTGATCTTTGCTGCTTTTCTTTATTAGTTTTATCTCCTCTATCGGAGGACATAATAGCGATTCCACCTTTTTTTGTTTTAGAAACTACCCTGCTTAAGGATGATTCATCAATTTCATATTCTTCGGAGGTTGCTGCTTTACCACTATACTTCTTTTCAGCATTCTT